TTGAAATCACCTCACGATTGAGCGGAGCCGTGCTGTTCAGTCTCGAAACAGAGTCGATGAAATTAACGGTGGAGGCAGCCATACGCACGGGCGCAGTCCTCAGGGGCGCAGACCTCAGGGGCGCAGACCTCACGGGCGCAGTCCTCACGGGCGCAGACCTCACGGGCGCAGACCTCACGGGCGCAGACCTCACGGGCGCAGTCCTCACGGGCGCAGTCCTCAGGGGCGCAGTCCTCACGGGCGCAGACCTCACGGGCGCAGTCCTCACGGGCGCAGTCCTCAGGGGCGCAGACCTCAGGGGCGCAGACCTCACGGGCGCAGTCCTCACGGGCGCAGTCCTCACGGGCGCAGACCTCACGGGCGCAGTCCTCACGGGCGCAGTCCTCACGGGCGCAGTCCTCACGGGCGCAGTCCTCACGGGCGCAGACCTCACGGGCGCAGACCTCACGCCGATCCGCGACGACATTTGGGCGGTCCTGTCATCGTCGCCCGCTGAAGTGGCGGGACTCAGAGCTGCGATTGCCGAGGGCCGCATCGACGGATCGACGTATGAAGGCGCGTGCTGTTGCCTGGTGGGCACGCTCGCCAACGTGCGGCACTGTAAATACAGCGACATCCCCACACTGATGCCGAACGCTAGCCGTCCGGCTGAACGATTCTTCGCCGCGATCAAGCCCGGCGACATCCCGGAGAATTCCCAATTTTCCCAGCTCGCGCTGGAATGGGTCGATCTGTGGCTCGCGAACATGCAGGCGGCGTTTGCCGCGTCGAAATAATCTGTTACTCACACAAGGAGGCCCCATGAGTGCACTCGAACATCTCGGCAGAGAACTCGCGCGACAGATTCACGTGTTGAGCGCGTTGCGCGAGGAACGCAAGATCGCGCTTGATAATTTCAAGCTCCAAGAACAACAGCTGACGAAAGAAATTAACCGGCTGGCGCTCGATGTGCGGATGGGACAGGCGGAACTGTTCGGGGCCGAGACGGCGCGATGAGTGCGGAGAGTACGTTTCGCATCGCCGTTGCGGCTCGCTATGCTGATCGGCGAGAGATTCAACAATTTCTCGACCTCGCGCAACTGACGCACCTGCCCGTGCAGCTCACGGCCACATGGCTCACGGCGACAGCCGAGCAGGACGCCGATCTGACCGACGCCCAGGCGGAGCAAGCCGCCGAGACGAACTGGCGAGAGATCAGCGACGCGGACCTGCTGCTGTACTTTCCGTGCTGGGCAGGCGATCGCGCCGGGCGCTACCCCTTCTGGTCGCCTGGCCGGCTGATTGATTTCGGCATCGCCGTGGGCAGCCTCATCCCGATCCTCGTAGTCGGGCAGCCCGAGCCGACGATTTATCAACGCGGCGCTCAGGTCTCCGTCTGTGAGCGCACGCCGATGGCACTCTACCGGGCGGTGAAAGGGATGGTGCGGTAATGGATGAGAAAATAGCAGATGAACCGTGCCGAGAAGCTGCGAATTATCTGGCCCATTGTGGGTCTCTTGTGGCGCTCAAGGCCGAAGAGGATTTCACACAGAATATCTTCCACGAGTGGAAAGATTTGGGGATTGCCTCTCCTCTTGAGCAAGTGCTGTATGCCGCACTCCACCTAGCGCGAGTGATTCTCTCTCTCCCTTTATTTGATGTGCAATCCATCGACGAAGGATCCGTCTGTTCTGGGCTGAGCATTACTCCGCAACAGACCATCGGCAAGTACCGTGTGGACTTCCTCATTGAAATGTATCCGTTGCAGAAAGTGCCGACAGGAACCGCTGCGGCACGAAAGAAATCAGTCGTTGTCGAGTGTGATTCGCAGGCGTGGCATGAGAGGACAGAACCGGAACGGCGCTACGAAAAAGCGCGGGACCGTGAATTAGTTCGCAGAGGGTATGAAGTCTTTCACTTCACGGGAAAAGAGATTTTGGATGATCCCGCGACCGTGGCGGCAGAAGTACTGGCGCATGTGACGGACTGCCTAAAGGATTATATCGTTTCAGCTATTCGAGACCATGAAGCGAACCTCTAACACGGCGATAAGGCCGGTTGCTGTATGGAGTAGGCATGACCGACGGTGAACAGATTGCAGTCAAGATGAGCGGCGGGAGGATCTTCCGCTATGAGATCTCTCAAGCTGATGCCACCTGCCAGAAGTGTGGGGCGCCGATCCATTGGGTGACGACACACAACCACAAGCAGATGCCGGTCGATATTCCAGACCTCGGGGACGACCTGACAACCTGCCACTATGACACCTGTGAGAAGAGGTAGCGGGCGATGCCGTACCTGAACGTCGAACTTGATTATCTGACGCACCGCAAGACCGTCCGATTGATCGGGCTGCTTGGGCCACACGCGCCCCTGTACCCGATTCGCCTCTGGGCCTACGTCGGCAAGCACCACTGCGAAGACGGATCCTTCAAGGGTTATTCCATCCAGGAGATTGAATCCATCCTGGCTTGGAAAGGCAAGAAGGGTGGCCTGCTCGACGCACTCACGACCGTCGGCTATCTCGATAAGGTCGTGGAGGGGGAGGCGATGTACTACCAGGTGCATGACTGGCTGGATCATGCCGGACATCTCGCGGCCCTCAAAAAACGAGGGAAGGCGAACGCGGAAAAGCGGTGGTCGAACCTTGCTAAGGTCGATGCTAGGCCGGATGCTACTAGCATAGCTAGCGCGATGCTCCCTCTTAACCTTCTTAACCCTCCTAGCCTACTAAGCCCTCTTAACCTTCTTGGCGCAGGAGCATCCGCGCCGCCGAACCGGAAGTGTGCGGCGCACGACAAGGGAGAGAATTGCCAAGAGTATGCGATCGCGGGGAGTAAGTACTGTCGGGAGCATAAAGCGTTCTACCTCTCCGTACAGGAGCGATTGTCGGGGACGGTGCCGTCATGATGGCCCAGCCTCACCGCGTTGTGAGCATTGCCTTCATCGTGCTCGGCGTGGCGCAGCCGAAGGGCAGCACGAAGGCGTTCATGCGTCCGGGCATGCGCTTCCCGGTCGTGACGAACGACAACCCGAAGACGAAGCCATGGGCCGAGATCGTGCGCCTCGTGGCGCAACAGCACGCGCCTCAGGGAGGGCCATGGTCGGGGCCAGTGGATCTCACGACGACGTTCTACCTCCCGAGACCGAAGAGTCTGCCCAAGCGGGTGCTGCATCACACGAAGAAGCCCGACCTCGACAAGCTGGTGCGAGCGGTGAAGGACGCGCTCAAAGGCGTGCTCTACCTCGACGACTCGCAGGTGGTGGACGTGAAGGCCATGAAGCGATATGCGACTTCGATCCATCCGCCAGGCGTGATGGTGGAGATTGAACCGGTGATCGAGGGAGGGCACTGATGGCCGCATTAAAAAACGAGGGGCAAACAGCCATGACCTGGACCAAAGTCACCACGCACAACGAACCGCCGGGAGCCTTCGAAGGCGATTGGGTGTCGGGGATCTACAAGATCGTGCGGTACGAAGCGAACTATGCGAATCCGCAAGGCCCGAACTATCAAGCCTATTACATCCGGAAGCCGGACAAGTGTTGGGGGTATCACGTCGATGAGAAGACGCCATTCTACCCGACGTTGAAAGCCGCGCAGGCGGCCTGTGCGGGGCATGCGAAGGCGGTGCAGCCATGACGGACGCAGCGCGGCGTGACACTGAAGTCATCGATAAATTGTTTCTTGAGTTATCTCAGTTCTCACAGGCAACAACGGCGCGAGAAGCGCAACTCTTGAAGGAACGCGACATTTTACTGAGTGAACTCGCACGAACGAAGATCGCCCTGGCCGACGCGGAGCGGGCAGGAATTGAGACTCCGCAGTCTATTGCAGATTGGGCAAATAGCACGTTTGGGTCTGCAACAATCGAGCGCCAAGTTGAGCGAGCCGAAGAAGAGTGGGCTGAGTATTACAAAGCATGTGAGCAGGGTAGATCCGCTCAAGAAAGAGCGATAGAAATTGCCGACACAATTATTTGCTTGAGCCGTGTTTTGGTTCAGTTAGGCTACCCAAAGGCTGTTGACGAGAAAATGGCAATCAATCGTATTCGACGATGGAAAGTAGATGGCGAGGGATGCGCCTATCATGTCGAGGCCCAGGCGGGGGAGGTGGGGTGATGGAAAACAAAACAGCGAAAGAATACCTCGCTCAATGGGATCGCGGGGACAGTGTTTGGTCTATCGAGATGGGCGGCATTGGACCGGGTTATGAGCAGGCGTTGCAAGTGCTCGCTGTAGAAATCATACGGGACAATATCGACAAGCCCACCCCATCACACGACCAATACCGAACGTGGGGAGATGCCACGGTATCGAGAATTGATACGCTCTGTGGTGGATTCAGTGGGGCTCAAGTTGGAGCCGCGAAGCAGATCGCGTTCCGGTTTCTGTCGATGGGGCCAGCTCAAGCATTACAGGGTATCGACGCTGATCGGAAAATTCTTGTGAGCAACTTTTGGCCGCATATTCCTACACAGGAGGCTCACCATGGCGCGTAAGGGGTGGGATTTTGAAGCGATGGTGAAGAAAGCACAGGACGGGTATGACCCTGATGGGAGGCACTTATTATCAAGAGATGTGGTCACGCTCCTCGCCCGCCAGCACGCGGCGTTTGTGCGGCTGGTGAAGAGGATGATTGCCGTAAAGAGAAAAGAAATAGCCTGCATTGACGATGGATTGTGCGACCGAGACGTAGATAGGCCGTTGGAGGTACATGAAATTATGCGAGAGATCCAGGTCTGTGACGATCTCCTCGCCGCGCTGGGGAAGAGGACGAAATGAAAAAGCCGATCCGAGTCTTTTACAGCGAACTCTCTGGCCGGTTTTACGCGACGCAGCACTACAAGCAGTCGTCTCCAACTGTGGTAACGATCACCGGAGCCAAGTACGACGTGACGGACGATATCGGTTCGGCGGTGACGAAGCATGACATTCAATTTAAGCCAGCGAAGAGGAAGGGAGAGAAGAAATGAGCGCATGGACGACCGAGAGGCCGACGACGGCGGGGTGGTATTGGTGGAGATTTAATGAAAACAGAAATCCTACGGCTATCTACCTATCGAGTGATCATGTTGATGGACGTGATGTATTCACCGTAGGAACTATAGTGCTCTTATTGCACGAAGTGCCCGGCGAATGGCAGCCGGTAATCGGGCCGAGGGAGTAATATTTTATTAACCAAGGAGAGATCGATGAAAAAGGGTGACTACATTATCTGCCGGACGTACTCGGCTGGCGTATTCGCGGGAACATTGGTGTCGCGCAAGGGCCAAGAGGTTGAATTAAAGCAGGCGCGTCGGCTCTGGTATTGGGACGGCGCGGCGTCTCTTTCACAGCTCTCAAAGGATGGCGTCGCGAGACCGGAGAACTGCAAATTCCCCTGCGAGGTACCCAGCGTGCTTTTAACGCAGGCCATCGAATTGCTCCCTGTGAGCAAGCGGGCACGCCAATCTATCGCACAGGTGGCGATATGGAAACGATAGACGGCAACGGCGACGGCAACGGCGACGGCTAAGACCGTGACAACTGAATTGGATAGGGGCAGGCAGTGTGGATGGACATACCTTACGAGGCCATAACGAGAATGGAGCCAGAATCAAGCCTGGTCCTGCCCCACAAGGAGGAGTGAGATGATGGACCCATGGATACCGCACAAACCGGAAACCTGGCCGTGGAGATTTGCGACAGTCAAGCGCGACGTGATGGGCTATGAGTACCAAGGATATTGGGCAGAGCAATCGCCAGTGATGAAGAACCACCTTATCCCCAAAGGAACAACCGTAAAGATTGTGATGGTCAGTCGGTTTGGGGACGTGGGGATTACCGACGATCTTGCTAGGGAGTTTGGGTATCGCGCTCGCGTCAGCTTCGATGATCTTGCGGCGATTCAGGAGGGCCAGCCATGATCCAGGTGAAATGGGTACACGAGAGCAAATTATTCCACAACCCATTAAGTGCTAGGCAAATCCCCGTCATCCCCCTCGCCGCGCTGACGGAGGTGGTGGAGGGGTTGAAGCGCACGATTGAATGTATCGAAGTGCAAAATATGTTGCAGTGCCAATATGAGGGCGATTTAACCGTAGAAGAGGCGATAGCCGCAGGTTTTTGGCCTGACATGGCGGTGGCCGCTCGAGCTATTGCTCAACGCCTGCTCGCCCAACTGGAGGTGCCCCGTGGATAAGTGTTGTAGGGTGCAGGTATGTGACAGATGCGGAGTGCGGAAGAACGCTGGTCTCATGTCTCCCTACGCTGACGGATGGCCGTCAAACCTGTGCTTAGAATGCGAGCGGCAGTTAGGCTGGTTCAAGGAGAAGTGCCGCCCCTGCCATACCCCACAGGAGGCGTGATGAGTGACGAATCGTTAGAGCAACCAAGTCCGCTAAAGAATGTTCCTAGCTTTGCGTCAGGTGATGCTGGCCCCAGCCCGTTGACGCGGTTTGAGGTAGAGCAACTAGCCGAGTGTTTCCCATATGACATGCTGGAACGATACAAGGCGAAATTGCTGGCCCACGACGCCGCACTCCGCCTCACTCTCGCGCAGCAGGCGCAGGAGATCGAGCGCAGTAAACAGCGAGAGAAAGAGTGCCACGATACCTATCTGCGAATCATTGAGGCCTTGGAAGTGCTCAATGACAGGCCAGAGGTTAAGCCGTTATCGAGTTGGGACAAGATCGCCTGGCTCACACAGCAACTCGCCACCATGCAAGCGGATGTCGCGGCGGCCTGTGGCGAGCTGATGGTGAGCCTGGAAGAGTCACCCCCTGGAAGTTTAGTTGCTAGGCTGGTGATTGCGAATCGGGTACTGCGGAGCAATCTCGCGGCCATGACGGCGGAGCGGGATGAGGCGGTAAATGATGAAGGCTGTTCAATGGCTGCACGCACCGATCTTGGGCACGGGAAAGATGGATACTGTACGATTCGCAATAGGCCATGTCCTACGAAATGTCTCTTGAAGCAAATCGGGAGCCTTGAGGCGACCGTGAATTCCCATTCGATCAACATAAATGCGATGAACGACGTTTACAGCGAACAGCTCGCCGCAGCGCAGGCGCGGGTGTCTCAGTTTGAGTCAATCCCGTTTGACGATGACGGAACTCCGTTTGCGGCAGCATCGGCGTGGCGAGCGGAATGCAATCGTCTTCAGGCCACCCTCACGGCGCGGGATTTCGCCTGGAGTGAGGAATTGTCAAAGGCTATGCCTGGGTTGTCCTTCATGTCCTTCGTAGGCCCAGAATCTACCGCACGATGGATTGGTACACAGTTCGCGGCGCGGGAGGCACGGATTACTGAATTGGAAGGGGATTTTGTGATCGTCAACGAGCAACGGAAAGCTGCCATGCAGGAGGCGGGACGGTTGCGGGCACGGCTGGCCGAGTTGGAGGGCGACGCATGAGCGACGCCGCTCCCTCTCCTCCAGACAAGCCCAAGGCCAGCCCACGGCATGTCCTCACGCCGGGTCCCGGCCGGCCGAAAGGGTGTCAGAACAAAGCCACGATTGAGATCAAGCAATTTGCCCATCGGTTCGTTACCAACAAGAACTACCTACGAAAACTTCGCCTCCGCGTGAACGATGGCACGGCCCCGCATATGGAGACGTTGCTCTGGCACTACGCCTACGGGAAGCCGAAAGAAGAGGAGGAGGGGAAGAACGACAAGCACGTGACCATCATGATTGTGCAGCACACACCGAGCGAGAGCGTGAAGACCATCGTCGTCAACGAGCCTCAGCAGAAGCACGCCTAATGCAAATTACCATTCCTGCCAACGGTTGGACGCCGCGCCCGCATCAGCGTGGCGTCTGGGCAGACCTCGAACGTGAGGTGCCCAACCTCCTCGTGATTGCGCATCGCCGCTTCGGGAAGGGCGAATTGATGCTCCACGATTGCGCCGTGCGCGCGGCGAAACGCGCCGCCAACTATTTTTACATGCTCCCCGAAACCGAGCACGTGCGGAAAGCGATTTGGACTGCGCTCAATCCCGGCACCGGACGCCGCCGCATCGATGAGGCGTTTCCCCTAGGCTTTCGCGTGGGACCGCCGAAAGAGCAGGACATGGTAGTCACGGTGTACAGTTCGCCTCCGAGGAATCGCGTGGCCCTGAACGAACCAGGCTCCATCCAGCACTATCACAGCACCGTGCAATTCACCGGAAGCGATAACTACGAAACGCTGCGCGGTGGATCAGGCCTCGGATATTATTTCGATGAGTGGGCGTGGGCTGATCCGCAAGCCCTGGCCATTCTGCGCCCGATCGTGGCCGAGAACGGCGGCTTCTTTCGCTTCCTCACGACCTCGTTCGGGAAGAACCATGCGTACAAAATGCTGGTGGAGAATCGCCGTAAGCCCGACTGGGCCGTGCACCTCTTGCCGAACAGTCAGACCAAGATCTTCACGCCTGAGCAGATCCGGACCTTCCTCGAAGAGAACATCGATCTCTACGGGCCGGAGGTGGGCCGATCGCTCACCGATCAGGAATATGAGTGCAGCTTTGAAGAAATTGTCCCTGGGTCATTCTACTTAGATCTGTTATTGAAAGCCGAACGGGAACAGCGGCTGACTGCGCTCGGGCCGTCGATTGAGCGCCCCGTGTTTGCCGCGTTCGATCTGGGCTTCACCGATGCCACGGCGATTTGGTATGTGCAGATCCGCGAGGATAATTGGGTGGACGTGATCGGCTATGACGAGTTTACGAAGATGAGCATTCCCGAAATCATTCCGGAGATGCGGAAGCGCCCCGGCTACTATGCCGCACTGCTTCTGCCGCATGACGGTGCCCACCACGAGGTGACGAGCGGGACGACGACGGAGCAATTGTTGACACGGGCGGGGTTTTCGTGTCACATCATGCCCCAGACCGATGATGGCGCTCAAATCCAAAGCGTGCGCATGCTGCTTCCTCGCTGCCGGTTCAATCTCCCGGCGTGCGAGCGCGGGTTGGCGTGCCTCCGGCATTTCCACAACAAAGCGAAGCACGAGGGCGGGAAGACCAGCTGGAGCCCCAAGCCGGTCCATGATTGGAGTTCACACGCCGCCAAAGCGTTTGCCACCCTCGCGTATTTTGCGCCGTCACTCCGGGCGAATACGGGCGCACAGGGGATTGAAGTGCGCGACATCTTTTCGTCCAACAGTCAGCGGGCCATGCAGGGCTCAGGATGGATGCGGTAGGTAGTATTTCGTAGTGACGCTCTGTTCCACCGCTCGGGAGACCGCCAGGGAATCCGAGGGACCGGGTGACCGATGTAGCCGCGACTGCGTACGAACCAGACACCGACGATCAGACCGAAACCGCTTCCCCCGCTGAGACCGCTGATGCCGAGCGTCAGACGAAACTGCTCAGCCTCGCTACCGAACGCTTTCAGCAAGCCTATCACGCGCACAAAGACGACTTCACATTTTGCTCCACGGTGCAAGAGTTCCTCTCCGGGGAACAATGGCCGGAGGGCATCAAGAGCGACCGCGAACAGCTGGGCCGTCCCTGCCTCACCCTCGATCACCTGAATCAGTACGTCCGCCACGTCATCAATTCCGGCCTGATGCGAGAGCGCGATATCCGTGTGCTCGCCATGTCCGGCGAAGCCGATGACGACGTGGCCTCGGTGCTCGCCGGGCTCATTCGCCAAATCACGCAAACCTCCTCCGCGAAAGTCGCGTATGAAACCGGCCTCCGGCATACCTGCTCGGTCGGGTTTGGCTATTGGCGTGCCAAGGTTGAGCCTGTGCCCGGCACGAAGACGAACGACAAGCCGGACGGCCTCATGGAAATTTGCATCCGGAAAATCAAAGAGCCGCGCATGGTCCTGATGGATCCGTTCTGTGATTACCCCGACGGACGCGATGCGAAATATGCGTTCGTCCTCTCCAAGCTCACCAAACACGAATTTGAAACGCAGTACCCCGACGCTGCGCGGGAGGGCTGCAAAAGCTGGCACACCCTTGATGCCAGCGAAACGCTGCCGTGGATCGATGGCGATCCCATCGTGGTAGCGGAGTATTACTACTACGAGGGTGAGACGTTGAGCTGGGCGATCCTCTGTCCCGACAAGATCCTCACCGAGGGAATCCACCACGGCAACGTGATGCCGATCGTGCGCGTGGTGGGCGAGGAATATGAAGTCTCCGGCAAAGAGCGCAAGCGCGGCATGGTGAATAATTCCAGCATGGACGCGCAACGGGCGTACAACTATTCATCGAGTGCGTTTATTGAGGCCGTGGCGCTGGCGCCGCTCGCGCCGTACATCGTGGCCGCCGGCCAAATCGAACAGTTTCAAAAAGAATGGGGCGACGCCCATAAAACGCCGCGCCCCGCGTTGCGCTATACGCCGGTCTCCATCGCCGGACAAATGGCCCCGCCTCCGCAACGGTCGATGCCTGTCGGCATCCCTGACGGCTGGCAGGGGATGATGGCGAACCTCATTCAAGACACGCAGATGATCATGGGCCTGGCGCAGCCGAACGTGCTAGGCACCGGCGGCATCCCCGTGCAATCCGGCGTCGGTATCGAAGCGCAAAAAGAGCCGGGCGACGTGAATACGTTTCATTTCATCGAACATTGGCACGGCGCGATTGAACAGACTGGGCGCGTGATCCTCGCGATGATCCCGCATGTGTACACCGAGCCGCAGGCCGTGAAGATTGTCGGCGATGATGGCGTGCTTGAAACCGCGCTGCTTGATCCCACGCAGCAACAGACGGTGCTCAAACAAATGGGCAAGAACGAGCAGGGTTACGAGAAGGTCCTCTCCACGTCCTACAACCCGCTGATCGGGCGCTACGACTCGGCTATTTCCACCGGCCCAGCGAGCGCGACGAAAAAGAGCGAAGCCAGCAAGTTGATGATGGCGATGGTCACCGCCGATCCCTCGCTGATGCAGAAGGCGGGAGACCTTGTGGTGGGTTCGATGGATATGTCCGGTGCGGACGTGTTGGCGAAGCGCCTGAAGGCGTTTCTCCCGCCGGGCATCAGCGAAGACGACGAAGCCGCACAGATGCAGATGCTCCAACAGTTCGGCCAGGAGAATCAGCAGCTCAAGCAACAGTTGCAGGAATTGCAACAGATCATCATGGGCGAGCGCGAACAGAACCAGGCGGCGATGGCCGAGCTCCAGATGAAGGCCAGCGCGGATCTCTTTCAGCAGAAGCAGAAAGCGCACGCTGATTTGCAGGAACAGCGCATGGCCGATGAGAGTCGCTATCAGATTGCGGCGATGCAGATTCAGGCCGATCTCGAAACGAACACCCAAAACAATATCGTCAAAGTGGTGCTGGAACAAATCAAGGGCTCCGCCACGCTCGACGTGGAAATTATGAAGCGCCTGGCGGCCTCAGCGCAGCAGCCCACGTATGATGCTCGCCTCTCCGGCTATGCCCGCGTGCTCGATTCGCTGCACCAACCCAACGAACCACCCGCGCCCCCGATGCTGCCCGATCAATCAGGAGGAGTCCCCCATGACACGATGGTCTAAATTCACGATCACATTCGTTGCGGTCTGGCTCGTGGTTATCGGATTCTGGGAGCCAGAATCCGCACGGGCCTTTGATCGGCCCTGTCTCGCAACCGCAGCGGTGCAAACGTACAAAGAAGGCGATTCGGTGCCATGCTCAGCGGGGCTGGATGGCGTGCAGCGGATAGACATGGACACCCTGCTCGCCGGCGAGCGCAATCCGACCAGTGCGACAACGAGTTATCTAGCTGTTCGTCAAGAGGCGAATTTAACCGTAATCAGTACCACCAGCGCCGTGACGCTCGGGGGCGGCGCAGCCGGTGACACGCACCTCATGGGGATACAGATTCTCACGACACTGACGGGGACCTGTACCATCGCCGGATTTTCAGAGTCTGGTGGGGCGGCGCAGACATTTACAATCCCTGCAGGATCTGTCGGATTCAAGGATTTTTTTGGCGCGATCAATAGTGCGGCTCCGCTGGTGGTCACGTGCTCGAACGTGGCCGACGACAACCTAGTGCTCGTGCTGTGGAGGGCGCTATGACTTCATGGAGGACCGCAAGCATAATTATCGTGTTGGTGGTTTGTTTCGGTTCCCAGTCGTGGGCCATGTCGATTCAGGACTACTACCTGTCACGGCAGGGATTCGCTCCGTTGGAGAGCGGGGACTCACGGATTTTGCTAGACGCGACACTCACGACCTCGGCAGCCGCGACCGCTGCCGGTTTTGCAATAGCTGGGACGGGAAATGTTTTTGATGGAAATGGCTGGAATGGAAAGGGCACGGGCTGGCTTAGGATTATTGGGTGGGCCAACTCGGCCTCCATGGCGGCACGAGGCACCATTTACATGGAGATAGAACGGCGTGCGCTCTCATTCGATGAATCAAATTATCTAGATGGTACGTTCAATACGTTCAGGGATAGTGTCGGAACGGATAATGGAGCTGTCCGTGCAGCATTCTTTATCTACAACGACGCCACAACCTATTCACGAAAATTGCACAATGATGGGGCCGGAGCCAATGGGCTGATTGCCATTAACAAGGCCAATGCAGTTCAACAGTTCCCTATACTGACAAATTATAACAGCCACGCAATCCCCGTGTATCAGGACGCACAATTCAGCCAGATTGTGTGGACGTACAACGGTGCTGACTATTATGTTTGGGTTGATGGACACCTGATCTATAAAGGCACCAGCGCTGCGCTGCCAACTACGGACGACTTCAAAAATATCATTGTAGGCGCCGGTTCCACCGCCGGAGCTACTCCATTGGGAGATTTTTATATTCGGCGCGTACAGCTATCAACGGCCTTCATGCCCCCCGTGCTCGCAGGGCCACGAGTGGGACTGTATGGCGATTCGTTCGTCCGCCAAATGGGATCTAATACCCCCGTGCCCGCCACAGAGACCGTGACGGATATTGATGGCGTGCAGCAGTTCAAGATCCTTACGACGAGATCCGCCGCGTTGGTTCGTGCTGAGGGGCAAACGCCATGGGGTATTGGGTTGCAGGCGCTGGCACAAACTCTTCTGGGGTTCAACTTCCCGATGTATACCGCCGCCAAAGGAGGCGGCGGGTATGAAAAAACACCAATCCCCGTGGTGTTTCGTACTGCGCTCAATGCGTTTCGGCCGGAACTCATCATCGCCATGGCATCAGTGAATGATGTCGTGCCTGGGAGTCCCGTCACTAATATTGTGAACAATACGAAGCTAGTAATGGATGATTTCATCGATGGCAATCCTGCACTCAGAAAAATCTTTCTTATTGTGGGAATCAGTGGACATCGCGATCCAACAAAAGCTGCCGACCCGTTGTATTTGCCCGAATATAAACGGGTGTCGGCCCTGCTCGTGTCAGGGTTGGCTAATTACCGCAATGTCGTTGAGGTGGTAGATGTCTATGGTGCCTGGGGCGGGGACGCCTACTCGCCGACTCAAACTATTGGGAGCGCCCCTACCAACGCTTCTGCAAGCGCCGGCAACGACATCCATCCATCCGCGACGGGAACAACAGCTATCACCTCAATTTTGTGGCCGCACGTTCGTGATTTTTTGATTAGCAGGCCGCGCCGTTAGATATTCTCGGGATAGATTTCTGGCTGTGTCTCCAATGTGCGCGCACAGCCAGAAAGAATGGGGTTCGTGATGAGCTGCTCAGAAAAATCCTTCGCGTCTATGCGCACTGTGTCTAGGGCGGGACGTTCCGGCGTGCCCCGCTGGTTCGCCTGGCTGCTCCTGGCGATGGTGCTGCTCAGTGTCGGGGGGATGGCCGCTGTACTCTGGGCCGCGGAGGTCACCCTCTCGTGGCAGGCGAACACCGAGTCAGACCTCGCAGGCTACAAAATCTATCAGTCGACCATCTCAGGCCAATATAGCGCGCCGGTCATGACGGTCGGGAAAGTCACGACGCAGACGGTGACGCTGCCACAGCTCGACATTGCCACAACGTATTTCTTTGTCCTCACGGCCTATGATCTTGCGGGCAATGAGAGTCAGCAATCGCTGGAAGTCAGCAAGACGATTGTCGGTCTGCCCGCGACGGCTCCGCCAGGTGTGCCGGTGCTGACCGTTACTGCAAGTTCCCCTACTGAATTTGACATTACCTGGCCGACAATATCAGACGGCGCAGGCGGTGTCGCGCAGGTGGATATCCGGCTTGGCTCGCCCACGGATCATTGGGGCCTGATGGTGTCGCAGGCTTGTCCCTCCTCGCCCTGTCGCGTGACGGGGCTGATAGGTGGGACCGCGTACCAGGTCCAGGCCGTCGCATATCGGACCGAGGCTACCAGCAATATATTTGGGGCATTAAGCGCGCCGATCATGATGACAACAACCGTGCCCGATCTTCCCCCCGCGCAACCGCAGGGGCTCACGATTGCCAGTGCAAGTGCGGACTCTGTGGTGATCGTGGCGAGCGCGGCGGCATGCAAAAAGATTCTGACGACGATCACCGGCACAACCCAGACCCAGCATCGCCGCACCCTCACCTGTGTGCGGCCCTAATTCACCGAAAGGATTTGTATGCCTCCTGAACTTGAGACCGCGACCGAGACGACCAGCACGACCGAGACTGCATCGGAGACCGCACCGGAGACCGCATCGAGCGTCCCCAGTGAATCCGCCACGAGCGAGGGCCGCGACACCAGCGCCGCCAAGACCGAGACGCCGAAGGCCACGGTCAAATTACCCGACAGTCTGAAGCCCCCGCAAAAGACCGGGCGCTTTCAACAGCGCATTTCTGATCTCGTGCAGTCGCGCAAGACCATTGAGGAAGAGAACCGCAAGCTCAAGGAACAACTCTCGCGCTTCGAGAGCGTGAGCCGTCCCGGCACGACGGAGGCGAAGCCGAAGGCCGCCGATCCCAAGGCCGCACTCAGCCCGGACGATTTCGACACCTACGGCGAGTACATTCAGGCCGTCGTGGATCGCACGTATGAGGCCAAGCACGAGGCCGAGCAGAGCAAACGCAGCGAACAGACCTATGAGGCGTATCGCAAAGAGAAGCAGACGGAATTCGAAACCCATTGCCAACCGCTGGCTGAGGCCTACGGCGAAGGGTTTTGGGATGCGATCACCGATCCGACGTTGCCCGTGACGGAACCCATGGCCGATGCGATCATGGAGCTGGGGGATATGGCCCCCTATGTGATGCTGTGGCTCGCCGCGAATCGGGATAAGGCCGCTGACCTGGCCAAGCAGAACCCGCGACAGACGACCATCGGCATTGGCCGCTTGGCCGCTCGGTTGAGCGCTGAACTCGAACACGGGCAAGGAGCCGCGCCCCCCGCACCAGAACCCGCACCGGAGACGACGAGCCAAACGTTCCCCTTTACCCGATCAGCCAGTGCGCCGGCGGCCCCACGACCGACGCCAGTCCCCACGCCGCGTGGGTCCACTCCAGCCAATACCCTAGAGACGGCGCCCAGCGACAAGGACGATATTCAAACCTGGCTGCAAAAAGAAACGAATCGCATTCGACGCACGAACCCGAACGCGAGATTTTACGGCGCGTCGTAGAATCCTCCGTAGTGGCCTTGACGTAAGGGCATGCGTGTGCTACACGATCAGTAGGTTTCTCCTCGCGTCCTCGTCCGCGTCCTGACGAGCTTCCGGGTGAAGCTGGCAACCCGCATATTTGCCAGAGTCTCAATACTCCTTCTGACCCGGAGGCTCCCATGGCGAATACGCTCTTGACCCCTACCATGGTGACCCGCAAGGCCCTGATGATTTTGCATCAGAAGCTGGCCTTTGTCGGCACCATCGAACGACAGTATGACGATCAATTCGCGAAAGACGGCGCGAAGATCGGTGCGACCCTGACGATCCGTCTCCCCAATCAGTACACGGTCTCAACCGGCCAAACCATCGCCCCGCAGGACACCACGGAGCAATCCACGGTGTTGAGCGTGGCCACGCAAAAGAACGTCCCGATGTCGTTCTTCTCGTCGGAACTCACGTTGTCCATCGACAACTTCTCGGAGCGCATCATCGATCCGGCCATGTCGGTCCTGGCCGCGGCCGTCGAAGCGGACGCCTTCAATATGGCGCTCGACACCTACCAGCAAGTGGGCACGCCCGGCTCCACCCCGACCGCACTGTTGACCTACCTGCAGGCCATGGCGCGGTTGACCAATTCCCTCGCGCCGCTCTCGCAGCGGAACATTCAGCTCGCGCCGCTCGATGCTGCGACCATCATCGATGCGCTGAAGGGCCTGTTCCAGGACTCGCAAGCAATTCAGAAACAGTACCGCGACGGCATCATGGGCCGGACGGCGGGATTCGACTGGTACCAGAACACCCTGGTCGGTCGGATGACCAACGGGAACAAAGTGGCCGCCGTCACCGTGTCGGGTGCCGGACAGACCGGGGCCAGCGTCACCTTGGGCGGCTTGGCCGCCGCCGACACGTTCAAGAAAGGCCAGGTCTTCACCATGGCGGGCTGCAACGAAGTGCATCCCGAAACCAAGGTGGACACGGGCCGCTTGCAAAAGTTCGTCGTCACCGCCGATGCGACCTCAGCCGGGGCCACCCTGGCCGTCAGCATCAGTCCCTCGATCGTGGTCAGTGGCGCGTTGCAGAACGTGAGCGCCTCGCCGACCAACGGCGGGGCCGTGACGTTCGACGGGACCGCCTCCCTGAACTACGGGCTGGCGCTGTCGTACTACAAGCAGGCCTACGCCATTGCGTTCGCCGATCTCTACATGCCCAAGGGCGTGGATTTCGGGGCGCGGGAAGTCATGGATGGGGTCTCGCTCCGCATCGTGCGGGACTACGACGTGACGAACGACAAGATCATCACTCGTGCCGACGTGCTCTACGGCTATAAGACGATTCGCCCGCAGCTGGCGTGTCGCGTGGCCTCTGCCTAAGCGCCCTGACGCTCTCTCAGGCTTCGAGGGGATCGGGACGGCGGCGTCCCGGTCTCCCTCGCACTCCTCCCGCGCCGCAGGTCGAGGATCATGGCGAGCATTTCAACGAACTTTAATCCCAAGAAGCCGATAGCCATTCTCATGCGCGGGCGTCCCGACGAGCCCGACTCCTGGCAATCCATCGGCGTCTACTCGCACCAGGAATTGCAAGAATTTCGCGCCAAGGGCTGGCAGCCCGACCGTGCGTTTATGGAGCGCGCCGACCGTGCGCGCCGAAAGGATGCCTAATGAGTAATACCTATATCTATCTTGAATACCCCAAGTGCCTCTATCGTGGGTACGACACCTGCACGGTACAGAGCGAAGAAGCGGAAGTCGAGGCGAAGAACGACGGCTGGTTGACCGCGGGACAGTTCCACGGCACGGAGCCGATGCCGGGGAGTGCGCCTCCCGCGCCTCCGGATGATCCGGTTGTTGAGCCGGTCAGTGAACCCGCACCAACAGACGAGCCTGACAAGAAATCGTCCAAGAAAGGCAAGTAATCCGCGATGACCGTTCGGGATCTCATCATGAAAGCGTTCGTGACAAGCCGCATTCTCGGCGTCGGCGAACCGCTCGCCACCGATGAAGCCACGGACGCCTTTGACTTGCTCAACGGCATTCTCGAACAGGCGAATCTCGACAAGCTCTTGTCGTACTACGAGACGGAGATTGTCTTTCCGCTCACGGCCAACAAATTGAGCTATACCATCGGTCCGGCCTCGGCTGCGCCGGATGTCACGGCCGTGCGCCCGGTGGAAATCCTCTCGGCGTTCTCGCGCCGCAACGGTATCGACCTCCCGGTGCGCGTCTCGCATCAGAAAGCCGACTACGATCAGATCCGCATGAAGGCCCTGACCGTCTCCGGGTGGGAGGACTTCGTCTATTATCAAGCCAGCTTTCCGTCCGGGGTCTGCTATTTCTACATGCAGCCGAACGACGGCCTCACCGGCGTGCATCTGACCGTCAAAGCCGATCTCACGAGCTTTGCCAGTCTGGACGATACCGTCTCCATGCCCCCCGGCTATCGCACGTGGCTGCAATACAAACTCGCGCAACGACTGTCTCCGGAACATGGCCTGACGTTCCCGGATGCGCTCCAATCAATCCTGGTTGAAACCGAAGCCGCGCTACAACGCAACAACGTGAAGCCGCTCCCGATCATCAGCAGCGGTCTCGCGGGGATCAGCAGCACCAGCGGCGGGTACAACGTCTACGCCGATACGACGAGGGGGAACTAAGTGGCCGATGTCTCGCTCGCGCCCAGTCTCCCGAAGACCCACAAGGCGCTCCCGCTCTTTGGCTTGGGCACCCTGCAACGCTCGCCGTTTCTTTCGACCAGCGACCGGCTGAATTGCGTCGTTGAACTGACCGACAACGGACGGCAGCAAGCGGCCCTCATCGGCCTCCCTGGACTCATCACCACGTTCAATCTCGGCGCGCCGCCTGCGCGGGCGGTGTTCGTAAAAGAAGGGACGCAAACCTTCTTCATCGCGGTCGGGAATCAGATCATCCTAGCGGCCCCAAACGTGGCGCTTGTCACCATCGCGAATCTCACGACCGACACCGGGCCCGTCTGGATGGACGACAACGGCACACAGCTGTTCATCAATGATGGCGTAACGGCGCTCATCTATACCTATGCGACGGGCGCGGCGGTCCCGATCACCGATAGTGATTTTCCCGCCGGCGCGCGCGGCGGCTGTTTTCTCTCCGGACGCTTCTGGGTCTACACCCCCTCCACCAGCGGCGCGAATGCCGGCCGTGTGTATGGCAGCGATCTGTATAACGGACTGGCTTGGGACGGCCTGAACTTCTTCACCCCGGCCGCACGCCCCACGGGGATTGTGGCCGTGGTCCGCTGGGCGGACGATCTCGTGGTGATCGGGCAACGCTCCGTCGAATGGTGGAGCGGGACGACCACCGCCGTGACAGGGGCGCTCGGCTTTCAGCCCTCGGCCAATCCCAACACCGAAGTGGGCGGCAGCGCCGAACTCGGCGTGGCCTCGGTCAATCAACGCTTGTTTGTTGTGGGACACGGGGAAGGCCCCATCGGTGTGTACGAAGTCCGTGGCTATGCGATCGAGAAAGTCAGCAGCCCGGCGATTGACGACACCCTCTCGAGTCTCAACGGTGCCTCCACGGCGGTCTGTTGCGGCTATATGGCGAGCGGCCATGCCCTGTTTCAAGTGACCATCCCCGGACAAACAACACAGACGGCCTGCACGTTCGTGTTCGATGGCCTCACGAATCTGTGGTCTCGCCGCAGCAGCTATAACCAACCCTACTATCGCGGGCTGCTCGCCGCGCATTCGGGGACCACGGCCTATCTCACCGATGCGTTTACGGGCCTGCTCTATGCGCTGTCCCCCACGACGTACGACGAAGCGGGCCAGCCGATGGAATTTGAAGTCACGAGTACGCACCTCCTCAAAGAAGGCGATACGCTCGCGGTCAACAAAGTGCAGATCGATCTGGAAACCGGCGTCGGCCAGGCGGGGACGACCCCTCGCGGGATCGTGCAGATCTCCAAAGACGGCGGTCATACCTGGGGGATGGAGCGCTTTGTCGATCTGGGGAAAGTGGGCGAGTACACCCGCCGGACGCAGCTCTATCGCATCGGGGCCGCACGAGATTTGGCGGTGAAGTTTCGCATTACCGAGGCCGTCCCCCGGCGCGTCACGGGGGCCTATCTGATTTTGGAGGCCGGCACCGCATGATCGCGCTCACGCCCATCCCCACGAATCAGCCGATCAGCACGCAGGGCGCGACCGACCCGGTGTGGGTGCGCTGGCTCACGCGGCTGTGGACCAACTACAACAATTTGCAAGGCACCGGCACGACGGCGCAGCGGCCCAATCCGGCTCCGTTTATCGGATTCATGTATTTCGATACGACTCTCAACAAACCGATTTGGGCGAAGACCCTCACCACCTGGGTCTATGGCGATGGGACGGCGGCGTAATGCGCTACTTCGAAAAGATTGACCACTTCGACGTTTCTGAGGCGATCGCGCAATTGGACGCCCATCCATCGCTCTGGAACCAGCGCCCGCAGCGCACCGAGCACGACACCTTTGCAGGCACCTCCGATATCTGGGTGCGCTATCGCGACCCGAGAGAACTCCAGAGCCCGGAAGATTTTTGCGTCCCGCACTTCGCCGTGTTCTACGACGCCTGGCGACTGCTCCCGGCGCTCCACCCCCTCGTCTATCGCCTCATGGCCGACGTGCAGGCGGTGCACCTGGGCGGCATTCTGATCACCAAGATCCCGCCGGGTGGGTGGATCAAGCCGCATCATGACCGGGGCGGCTGGCACGCGGAATTCTACGAACGGAAAGTCTATGTGCCGCTTCGCACCAATCCTCATGTGATCAACCTGTGTGAAGACGAGCGCGTGGTGATGGGCCTGGGGGAGGCCTGGTACTTCAACAATCTCGTGACGCATGAAGTGAAGAACAACGGCGACACCGACCGGATCACCTTGATTGTCTGCATGCGCGTGGAGGCCTGACCGATGTACCCGATGCCGACTGAAACGACACCCTTAGAGACCGTGCCCGTGGAAACGATTGCCGAGCGGGACGGCTGGTACTACCGCACGATTTGCCTGGCGCAGCCCGGCACTGTGGTCCCGCAGCATGTGCATGACCATGACCACGAGACCCGCGTGGAGTCTGGAGCCGCACGAGGCTGGCAAGACGGCGAGTGGATCGGCGACAAAGCGGCGGGGCAGTCGTTCCACATCCCGGCGCATCGCACGCATCTCTTTCAAGCGATTGCACCCGATACCCGATTGACCTGTGTACACAACATTGAGAGCGCCCTGAGCCTCAAACGAAAGGGGTTCTAACCATGCCCTGGGGAGTGGCCGCAGCCGGCATAGCCGCTGGAGGATCGATTGGCGGGGCCATGCTCGGCTCACAAGCCAATAAAAAACAGATCGGGCAGATGCAACAGGCGATCGATGAGCAACGTCGCCAATACGATCAAACCGTGCAGCGGATGCAGCCCTACACGCAGCTGGGGGCCGAGCAGGTCAATTCCCTGCGCGACATGCTCAGTACAAATAATCCCACTGCGTTCATGGACCCCGGCTACCAGTTCCGCATGGACATGGGAAACCGGGCCATTACGGGCAATGCCGCCAGCAATGGCATGATTCAGAGCGGGGACACCCTCCGCGCCCTGCAAAGTTTCGGACAGGAACAAGGGAGCCAGGAATTCGGCAACGCCTTCAACCGGCGCTTGGGCCTCGCGCAGATGGGTCAAAATTCAGCGGCCAACCTGGGCTTCATGGGCAATCAGTCGGCGCAAAACATTGGCAACCTCTCGACTAATATGAACGCGGGAGGGGCGCTCACCCCGTGGGCGCATATGGCGAGCGGACTGGGTGGAATTGGCGTGAACATGTTGGCCAAACGCATGAGCGGCGGCGCGAATCCTGCCGCAGGCGTCTCCGGGTCCAATACGTTTGATCCGGTGTTTAACGGGCAATAAGTCGGAGAGCAGACGATGAACGATTTTAACCCGATGCAGGGCATTCTCCAAGGCATGGAGCTGGGCCAGCGGTTCGACCAAACCGCCGACCTGGAACGCCAGCGGCGCGATCTGCTCGCCGAACGCGAAGCGATGGCGCTCCTCGGCCAACAATCGAACTTCACCGGCTACGAAAACGTGCCGGGGGCCACGCGCCCCAACTGGTTGCGTCAGATGTTTGCGAACGGGAGCCCGGAGTCGGCCTTGAAGTTTGAAGCCCTCGCCGCCTCGCCGTTTGCGGTGGAGCGCGATATCCGCAAATCCGGCGAGATCGAACGGGCGAAGAAGCTGGCCGATCAAGCGGTGTACAACACCCTGCTCACCAGGTTTTTCCCGGAACAAGCGGGAGGCGTCCCCGGCGCAGCGCCACAAGCGGGCCCGATGCCCGAGGGCAACGTCAACGCGATGAATGCGGCCCTGATGCCGCAGCCCACGATGGCGGGCCTCTCCGATCAGGAGCGCAGCTTTGAACTCGGCCCGCAAGGTCCGAAGTTTTCGATCAAGAATCCGTCCCCGTTCGAACGGGCGTCGAAGACGGAAGATCTCCGCATTAAGGGCGGCGGGCTGACGGTGCAGCAAGGCAATCTGACCCGCGAGCAAAACAAGGACCGTGAGCAACAAATTCAGCAAGCCCATGACAACGTCCGGCTCGTCAACGACAAGATCTTAGAAGTCCGCCGGAACATGGAAACCGGCGATCTCGACATGGCGACGGGGAAGCAGGCGATTGCTGAACTGCAAGCCCAGAAACAACAGTTCGCCGCACAGCGGGACGCCTTGGTACGTGGACAGGCGCAGCCCTCCGCGATCGACACCGTCCCATCCATAGACGCGCCGCCCTCAATGCCGAGTGCTTCGGCTCCGATCACCCTCGCGCCGAAACAACGGCGGGAATTGCAGCAACGGGAGTTGGATCCCGGCGTGAAGCTGGAATCACGCAAGCAGGCCGAAGACCGTGTGGCGCGGATCAATGATCAGATTGTGGCCGTGGAGGCGAAGGCGCACGAAGGCAACCTTCCCACCGGACAGGCCAACAGGGAACTGGCGAAACTGCACCAAGAGTTACAGACCGCGACGGCCCACCGAGACGCGCTGGTGTCCGGCACGGCTCCGGCCACGACGCCTGCACCAGCCGCCGCTCCCTCGCTGATGCCCTCGCCACGCTCGACGAAACCGGTTGCGGAAGCAGCCCCCGCGTCACCGCCGCAGAGCGCCTTGCCCGGCAAGATGCAGCAGCAGGCCGATCAAAAACAGCTGGAAGAGAAACGGACGCTCGCCAATAAAGAGATTGAATCGTCGCGCGAGCAAGCCAAAAAGATTTTGTCCTATCAGCCCCATGTCAACGAACTCTTCGACCTCGTGACGAAGCACGAGATCGGGCATCCCGTCGCAGGCAACATGCCCTACGGCCAAGAACTCTTGTCGCTCTCCCCGCAGAATGCACGGGTGCGGAAGCTCAACGAGGCCCTCACGAATATGTTCATTGTGCCCGGCCAATCCGGCGCGAACAATACCATGGCCGAACGGCTCATGACCGGGGCGCAAGTGCCCGGCCTCGCCACCGACCCGCAACAAAACAAGCAGCTCGCGGCCGCGTTCAAATCGATGGCACAACACAATCTGCAATTGCCGACGTTCCTCGAACAGTGGCAGCAGACCCACGGGGGCACGCTCGACGGCGCCAATGAAGCGTGGAACGACTATGTGCACCAGAACCCCTACTACATCACGGCCAAAGATAAACGGGGCAAGGTCACCGTGCAGGAAAATAATCATGTGATCCCGCTCAAGCAATGGATGGCTGGCGAGCGGCCTGACGGGGCTCCCTCGACCCCGAAACAGACGACCATCAACGGAAAAACCTGGAAAAGGATACCGGACTAATGGCGTGGGAAGAACAGGGCAACGGACGGCGCATGACCGATGTGGAGTTTGCGGAGTATCAGCGGGCGCAGTCGGCCGAGACCTACCAAACTCCGGGCAATGTCTTGCCTCCGAAGCGGGAGGCGTCCGTGCTTGAAGGCCTGACCACCTCGCTCAAAAAGCCCTATCTCGGCCTCAAGCAGCTCGGCACATATGTGACCGGCAACGATGACGCCCGCGAATTGGTCAATCAAGAGATTCAGCAATTAGAGCAGGAACGGGAGGGCATTGTCGAAAGCCCGGCTGGACGGTTCGGCGACTTCCTCGGCAATGCCGCCACGTTCGCGGTTCCAGGCTCGACAGCCGGGAAAGCGGGAAAGGCTATTCCGGAAATCACCAACGCGATTCGCAAGGCGGTGGGTGAGGTGGGATCCGTGCGACGCGGGGCCGCAACGGCTGCCGCCTTTGAAGCCGCGCAACCGGTTACACCGGGCACCACGGACACCGAAGACTATCTGCTCCAAAAAGCCGGGCGGGTGGGCATTGGGGCCACCATCGGCGCGCCGTCGGCGAAAGTCGCGGGCGTGCTCACCAAGCCCTACTTACAGGTCGATCCAGAACGGGCCGCGCTGGTGAAAGAAGCGGAACGGCTCGGCATGACCTTGACTCCTGCGCAGCGCACAGGCGACCGTACCTTGCAACAATACGAAGAAGGCCTGGCCTCGAAGCCGGGATCCGGCAAACTGATTGCTGAAGCGCGAGGCGGCCAACAGAAGGTCTTGAACGCGCAGGCTACGAAAGCCCTGGGAGTGCCCTACGACGCGCCGAACGAAGCCGCGCTGGCGATGGCCCGTGAACAGGCGGCCAAAGGCTACGCGCCGCTGGCCTCCATCCCGAAGATGTCCCCGGATGTGGCCTACTGGGATTCTCTCGATAAATTCATTACCAAGCAAGCGACGAAGGCCACCGGCTCCACCGATGCCGCTGCGATTGCGATGCGGTTGAAAAAAGGCTCCGGCAAAGCGACTGGCGAAACCTTCCTGGAAGAACTCCAAGGAGTGCGGGATCTCGGCTTCGGCGCTCGGCAAAAAGGCGATGTGGCCACAGCCAAGCAGCTCATGGACTTGAGCAAGGTGATGGAGGATTTCGCCGAGCGGCGCGTGGAAACCCTGGCCAATCAGAAAGGCAGCACGATCCCGAAAGACGCCCTCGCGCAAATGCAACAGGCCCGCACCGACTACGCCAAGCTGCATGCGATTGAGAAAGCCACCGACCCCGTGACGGGCAACGTCAGCGCGTTGAAATATCTCAATCAAGAATTTAAGCGCAAACCGGCGAGCCGAGGGCCGGGCTCCTCGCCGGTCGATGAGGGGTTGCGCGATGTTGGCGCGTCGGCCCGCGTGCTGAAGCAGACGCTCCCCTATATCGGCTCCTCCGGCACGGCGGAACGGCAAGCCGGGCAACACATGGTCGAGATGACGACCGGCCCGTGGAACGCGATCAAGGGCGGCGTGCCGCTCGCCAAAAACTACCTCGCCGCCAAGTACTATCTGAAATATGGCGGGGAGCCGGGCTTCCTCGGCAAGCACTTGTCGCCCGAGCAAAACATGCTGGTTCGGCGGATGCTCCCGCAAGACATCCTCGCCGCAGGGGAGGCGATGAACGACTAATGCCACTGCAAATTTCACCCTTTGGGAATACGCAATTCTTCGACGTGAACGGGAATCCCGCCAACGGGTATCAGCTGTTCACGTATGGGGCGCGGACTTCCACCAAACAGACGACGTACTCCGATCTCAACGGCGTGGGGATGCAGACGAACCCGATCATTCTCAACACCAACGGGCTCCCGACTTCCCCGATCTATATCGACTCGGCCTTGTCCTACAAGTTCGTCCTCGCGCTCCCGACGGACACCGACCCGCCGACTGCGCCGCTCTATACGGTCGATCAAGTGACCCTCGGGCTGCAACTCCCCACGACGGTGACGGCGGAATGGGTGACCGGGGCGACCCCCAGCTATGTGAGCGCCACGCAATTCAGCGTCACCGGCACGCACCTGGATATTTATCATATTGGCCGGCGCGTCAAGCTGATCATCAACAGCGGCACCCTCTACGGGACGATCTCCAACAGTGTGTTCGGCGGCGGGGTGACGACGGTGACGGTGGCCCTCGATACCGGCACCCTCAATAACACGCTCTCTGCGCACTACTACGGATTTTTGAGCGCCTCGGGCAGCTCGTGGCCGGGCGGCTATAACACCGGCCTGACGACCACCCTCAACGGCAATCTCGTGGTGCCGATCACGGCCGCCTTCAATCTCCTCCAAGCGGGCAGCATTCTCCCGTTTGCGGGGACGACGACGCCCCCCGCAGGCTATCTGAAATGCGACGGGGCCTCCTACGATCGCACGGCGCAAGCCCCGCTGTTCGGGGCGATCGGCACGACCTTCGGCGCGGTGGACGGTTCCCATTTTAACGTGCCCACGATCGCCAATCTGGCGGCCAATGTGGGCTACATCATTCGGAGCGCATGAGTACCATCACGATTGATACAGAGGGGCTCCTGTCCGTCACGACCGGCGCGAACGAGAGCCACATTGTCCAAGCGCCCTTAGGGGGCAAATGGACCGTGGCTGCCGATGGCACCACCCTGGCCATGACGGTCACAGACGGCGCGTCCGGCACGCCCGAAACCTATGTCCTCACCGACAGCAATAACACGGCCTGGCAGCTGACTGTTGATGACAACGGACTCCTCACGCTCACGGCCTATGATCTCCTCGTGGCCCTGGCTCCCGTGGTGAATGCCCCGGTGCTGATCAATGAGGTGCCGGCCTCAACGTATCTGCTCTACACCTATCAAGCGGGGACAACGACCCCGGCGACCACGTACAAAAACGGCGCGACGATCCAATCACAGCCCAACCCAATCACGCTGAACGCCTACGGCCTCCCGACCGATCCGGTGTTTATCACCATCGGGCAATACTACAAGTTCGTGTTGCTCGCGCCGGGCGGCGGGAGCCCGGTCTACACCTTCGACAACATCAGTAGCGGCGTGCCGGTGAACATCACCACCCCCACCGAATGGGTCTCGCCGTCGGTCTCCTGTACCTATCTCAGTCCCACCAGTTTCACGCTGCCGGGCGATGCGCGAGCGACGTTCCGCGCCGGGCGGCGCGTGCAGACCAATGGCTCCTCCACACTGGTGGGCACCATGACCGCCTCGACGTATGACGGCACACTCACCACCGTGACGGTCTCGCTGGATAGCGGGGCGCTCGATAACAGTCTGACGACCACGACATATGCGCTCTTGAATCCTGGTTCCGGGCCGATCCCTGATCGGCGATCCGTGGGCAGCAGTACCGTCTTCGGCGGGAATCTCACCGTCCCGACCGCGCAAGGGCTCAATCTTCTCCCCGCTGGGGCGCTCGATCTCCATGTCTCGCCGCCGTCGTCAGGTTGGCTGGCGTGTGATGGGGCCAGCTATCTCCGAGCCAGCTATCCCAATCTGTTTGCCGCGATCGGCACCACGTTCGGGGCCGCCGATGGCACGCATTTCAACGTGCCGACCATCGCCTCCGGCGTGGCCTCGTTGATCTACTGCATCTACGCACAAGTCTAAGGAGCACCATGGCTGTCAAAACACAGGTCAACACCGATTCGACGCAGACGCTCACGAATAAAACCCTGACGGCGCCGATCATCGCGACCATCTCCAACACCGGGACCCTGACGCTGCCCTCGTCCACAGACGTGCTCGTGGGACGCGCGACGACCGACACGCTGACGAATAAAACGCTGTCGAATCCGGTGCTCTCCGGATCGATGTCGGGGAACGGCTCATTAGCCACGACCGTGACGGTGCCCGGCACCTTGATTGCGGGAACCTCCGCCGTACAAAGCCCGTTTGCAGCCAACACCAAAACGACCCAAGCGCACGGGCTCGGCCAGATCCCGACGCTGGTGATTTTGTATCAGGAATGCCTGATCGCAGAGCATGGCTACAGCCCGGGGGATCGGGTGTACGAATTGATCGACTGGGCGGGGAACCATGGGGCCCAGTCCGTAGCGGACGCAACGAATGTGTACATCCTGTCCAACCAGGCCGTGTCTCCAGTCATGAACAAGACCACCCCGGCGGGATTCGTTGTGCCCACGGCCGCGAACTGGAAAATGGTCGCGGTGCCGTACCGGTTGGTCTGAGAGGAGTGGCGATGGTCCTGGATCTGGTCCGCGTCGGGCAATCGGTACTCGGAACGTTCGGGGTGCTCCGTCATGGGATGGTGCCGTTTGTCCTTACGCTCGAACGGCCCTGGCAAGACAACGCGCCGGAGATCTCCTGCATTCCGGCCGGCCGCTATGTCTGTCACCGAGTGAAGTCGCCCAAGTTCGGCATCACGTTCGAGGTCATGCAGGTGCCGGGACGGTCGAACATTCTGTTGCATAGCGGGAACACGCTGGAGGATACGCACGGGTGCATTCTGATCGGGGAAGAGTTCGGGGGCACCTGGGCCGCGCCAGACCTGCGATCGAGTCAGCGCGGGTTGCAAGAATTGTTTCGGTACCTCGACGGGATTCCGGCGTTTGACCTGAACGTGATCGATGCGCCGCCGATCCCTCGCTATCCGGTGCTCGTATGAGACTCTACCAGTGCCCCTATTGCGGGGCGTCCTTCACCCACGCGAAAGCGCGGGAACATTGGGAGACGCAGTGTCCGAAGAAACCAAAACGGTAGCGGCACTGAGGCCGAGAAGGGAGTGAAGGTGGCTACGAGATGTCTGGAACTGAGACGCCCGCACACGAAATCAAGGTCATCTTCTCACGGCCCTTCCTTGGTGCTTGTGGGATTATCATTGCTCTGTGCGGGGTGGTTATTGGGCTATGGTCTAGTGCTATCGAGCGTGACCTTAGCGAAATTCGCGGCACCCTCAACGAACGCGCGTCTCTCCTCCCACGCACTGCCGAGCTGGAGAAGCGCACCGACGATCAAGAAGATCGGCTACGAACCCTAGAGCGCAACGGGTATCAGCAACACGGGCACTAACCACGAAGGAGGCTACGCCATGGAGATCGTTTTATCAGTCTGGGAGTTTATGAAATCCGATGCAGGCACCGGCATCCTGGCCGGTCTGCTGCTCGTCAGCGAGGCGCTGGCCTCGATCCCATCCGTCCAGTCGAACAGCGTCTACCAATTGATTGTGGGGCTATTACGGCGCGTGACGGCCAAGCCCGCGGTCTCGGCATGATTGAAGCGCTGATCACGGCCCTCTGTACCGTGGCGCCGCTCTTGCTCACGGCCTGGGCCGAATCACGAAAGGGGCGACATGATACGACTATTGCATTGGCGCAGCGGGATCGTGCTGTGCTGTCTGGTGGGCTTGACCGGCTGCGCCAGCCCTAAACTCTACGAGCGACATGTGGAACCTGCGTATGATGCCACGGGACACCCACGCCCCGGCTATGCCACGCTCAACGTGGAATTTCTCGACGCGCTCAACCTGGATCTCGAAGCCTGCTATCGAGACGCCAGGAGGCCCTAGACCCCGATGGTGATGTCGGCCACTTCCACTAGCACGGTCTGAGACTCGTTCCCCATCTCCATCACCACGCGCTTGACGCCGTAGCGGGTCCCGTCGTACTGCGCAATCCCGTTCTCGGCCCGATGCCCCCGGAGGATCGTCAAAATACGATCCTCATGGGTGCGGGCCTCGGCTTCCAGCTCGCCAAGCTGCGTCTGGATCGCCGCCAATTGCGCCACGAAGATCGATTCTTCGTCGGTGAATTCGTACTCATAGGATTGATTCATCGCGCCTCCTGTGCTGGCAGTTTAATGGCAGTTCGAGAGGGAAAGAGGGGGCTCTGTGGTCCACGAATGACCACGAAACCCCTTGGAATTGTGAGAAAGTGCTGATTGGCGTGGCGTTCATATCGGTTTAGGAAACCGCTGCTCTATCCAACTGAGCTACGGGGGCGAACTCGTTTTTTCAATAAGTTGCGAAGGGTTTTCGATTGCCTCGTTTTCGTCGCTGGCAGTTTCCTGGCAGTTCCAAACGATGCCGCAACGGAATCCATGGCCTCGCGGAGGCTGGCGTCATGCGGGCGGCAATAGCGTTCGGTGACTTTTCCATCCGACCAATTTCCCAAGAGCTGCAGGATGCGTTGCGGGGCCGAGGAGCCCAGCGCCGTAGCCCACGTGCGACGGAGCGCGTGAAATGTCAACGTCTCCATGTTCAGCTCGATCAGCACCGGCTTGAAGATCCGAGTGTACCAGTTATGCGCGTCCCGATGCACGGCGAAATTGTAACGCGTCGAGTTCTGGATCTTCGCCGGGAAGATCCAGCCTGTGGCCGGCCGCCCTTGCTCCTCGTGCAGCACGGTCAGGATGGCTAGGGCCTCACCGGAGAGTGGCAGGGTAAAGGCCTTCTGGCGCTTGAACGAGGGATACTGCATCGCGCCGTGCGTCCACAAGAGCCATTCCCACCGTTGCGCGAAAAACAGGGATTGCCGGATGCCGACGAGCAAATCCAAATACACGAGCAGCGCATCGTCACGGTCCAGCCGGGCAAAGAGCAATTCCAGTTGCGCGGGTGAATAGGTCGGCATGACGCGCTCATCTTCGTCAAACAGTTCCACCTTCTGCCACAAATCAAACACCCACGATGGCGGGGAGACGAGCTTGCGCATCATCGAGCGCAGGCTTTCTGCGTACCGGTTCGCCGTCGATGGGCTGCACCCCTGTTTTCTGAGCGCCGTCAACCCGCGCTCGATGTCGAGCGGATCGAGCGAGAGGATCAGGCGCTTCTCAAAGCGCTCGCCCCACCAGTCGAGATGCCGCTTCTTGTCGCGATAGCTGGCACGTTTCCCCTCGATGCTGTCCAAATACGATTGCGTGAGCTCCGGAATGGTGGCCTCGGTCATGTGGGAGCCGGGGAAATACCGGCGCTCCCGCACGGCCACGCGCATGCGATCCCGAAAGGTGCGCGCATCCTCCTTCGTGAGAAAGCCGTCCGGCTGGCCGAATCGCTGCATCGCACCATGAATGGCGATGCGCACATACCAGCGCGGCTTCCCCTCGGCGTTCTTCTGGCTATAGAGGCCGCGATCGATCCCGCCGAGGCGCGCCATTATCGAATCACCCGATCTTTGCGCTTTGCGTCCTCCACGGTCAGCCACTGCATATTGTCTATGGTATCGGGGCCGCCACAGTGCAACGGCACCACATGATCGATCACATAGCCAGGACAGGCCCCTCGGCGCTGCCCGTTCGCCGGGCAGGGATGCGCCTGCTTGAACTGCGCTTTCGCTGATGCGCTCCGGGCAATGCGTCCCCGCGCATCACGAGGGAGATCAGGAGGGATCGGGCAGGCAGCGAAAGAGAGGAGCGCGGCAGCTAGAATGGCAGTTGTTTTGATGTGTGCTTTCATCTCAGATTGTAAGGGTGAGACTAACAGCAAGTGCAGTCACAGCCAGAGTTACTACTCGCCACATAAGGGAGAACAGGTAAGCAAGAATGCCTGAAGGGACCCATCCGAATCCGAAGCCCAGCAAGAAGCCATACTGTGCGGTGCAGACAGCCCATGAGAGTAAGAAGACGATGGCGGCAATTATCATTGCTCCAAGAACAGGGTCGAAGCGATACGCATATTCTTCCTCGTCAAGCCCTCCAAAGAAATCTCCAGCAATAAATAGCCAAAAAATGATCAGACTGGCCCCTATGGCTGCCTGAATAAAGCTTACATGATTCAAGATGATGAAAAAGAGAGTAGTCCATACCAATATCCATTTGTACTCGGTGATGAATTCCCAGATCTTGGATAATCGGCCAGATGAAGCAGGTACTCTCTCTGGTGTTGAATCGATCATATCCCCTCCTAGAAATCCATTTGCTTCCGCACGATCTTGCCGACGATCTTATGCTCTTCGGTCAGTAGGATGTCTTCATAATTCGGGTTCAGTGGGTGCAGGTAGAATTGCTCGCCAAACTTCTTGAGTTGTTTAATGGTCGCATCTTCGCTGCCATGATTGGGGAGCTTCGCTACAATATAATTTCCAGGCTCGCATTGAACATCTGGATCGACAATCACAACCTCGCCTGAACGGAATAATGGTTCCATGGAATCGCCCACGACGCGCAAAGCAAAGATTCGCTTCCCGCGCAGATCCGTTTCAATATATTCGTCAGATTCTCCCGCATGAGGGGGAACATTACGATCTACAAATATTCCAGCCTGTACCGACGTGAGAAGCGGAATCACTCTACGGGTTGATTCTGCAGGTGATTTTCTTAGGTGAGAATTAATGAGTCCTGGAGATTCACTCTGTGAGGCATATCTCGCCACGATGAACTCATCGACCGGCACCTTATAGTAGGTAGCGAACTGTCTCATTGTGGCGATGTTGGGATGTAGCCCCATTAGGATATTCCCAATAGTTCCCGCTGAGACTCCCACCTTCACCGCGAGAGACCTGCGGCTTTCAGATTTGAGCGACTTTTCAATGTGTTCCCTGAGCGTCATGTCGGGATTGTGCCCTTGCAAATCGCGCTTGACAACTGCATAACAATTCTGGTACTCATTGATCATGTTTAATTCACACCAAATCGACGCATTGCGAATCAGGCATGGACTGACCAAATCTGCCTTCGCGAGAAGGATGGATGTCAGCCGTCAGGCCGTTGATCAATGGATTAACGGGAAAGCCAAGCCGACCGTGACGACTATCGAGCGCATGTCGGTCGTCTTTGCCGTGCCGTGCGGATATTTTTTTACCAATAGTGAGCAACAAAATTGCTCATCGCGAAAGAGATCGTCCACCCTTTAACCCGTGTCCTCCAGGAGAACCGCCAGATGCTCCTTTGCTATCAACCCTGCTCACGCCGACCGGTGCACCGACTCCCTCGCGTCACAGCCGCGAGCGTAGGTCTTTGCTGCGTCGTGTCCTGGCGGTCTCGACCGGACGGACGGCGTGAGCCCCTTTCCATAAGGAGGACCGCCATGTCCCTCGATCACCCGATTCTCAATTGCAAAGTGCCGGAGTCCCTCAAGGCCGCGTGGCAACTGACTTGCCAGCGCCAGGGGATCAATCCCGGCGTCCGGATGCGCTGCCTGGTGGAGCGCGAGACCCTCACCGATCGGGCGCTCGAATGTGCCCGGACGGTGGGCTTTGAGGAAACCATGAGGCGCTTGACGCTGCCGACGTATCCCGTGCATGCCTTGGAGTCTACGGACGAGCGGCCCGAGGCGCAACGCAAACCTCGTACTACTGTTTCGAGCCGGTAAAACGCCGGGAATGGCCGGTAAAACGGATCGGCGAGGGGGCAAACGATGGAACACCAGACCGAGGAATTACTCACGAGAATGGAGCTGGCGGCACGCCTGAAGGTGGCGCCGAAGACGATTGACCGGATGACGCGGCGTGGCGAATTGCGCGTGCATCGCGTGGGCCGGGCCCCGCGCTATGCCTGGGCTGAAGTCCTCGCCGATACGGCGCAAGCGACGGTGCAGGAGAAGGTCCGCGTGGCGTTGCTGCCGAGGCGGATCCGATGAGCCCCTTTTGGCTGGGCGTGCTGGTGGGCGGGATGGCGGTTCCGGCGCTGGTCCTCACGGCGCTGGCGCTGTGGGCCTTTGGGTTCGGACCATGGAGGGACCGACGATGACGACGATGACACGACCCAATGTCGTACGCGAGGAGATGCGGCGGCATCGCGAGGCGACGAAGCGCCCGCTGCATCCGGGCGTCACGCAGGCGGAGGCAGGCTATACGCCGGAGCAGTGGGAATTGCTCTCGGCGGGCGTCTGCGACGGATTGGCGACCCAGACGGAGGCGGGTGAGCGCGTAGCCCATCGCGCCTTGCTCGTCCTGGCGCTGGTGCTGATCGGGCTGTATGTCGCCGGGCTGCTGATCGGAGGGACCCATGGCTGACGCGCTGAATCAGATGATCGACGACCTACGACGGCATCGCCCTCAGCCGTATGACGCGGATGCTTGGGGCAGTTGGGAGCGAGCGATCGTCCAGGCGATCTCCGCGCTGCCGCCCCAGGAACGACAATGGGCCGCGATCGTGTTGGTGGCCAACGATCTGTTGGCGGACATGCCGGGGCTGTCGCTCGCGATGGCCTACGGGTTTCTGTGCGGGAAGGTGCAGACCTATCAAGCGCAGGGGGTGCGGGGATGACGCCACAAACCACCTATTACACCAGTGCCGACTGGATCAATAAAAAACCGGTGCCGATTGGTCCCTGGAAATCCACGGCGGCGGCACGGTCGGGAAAATCATCCCGTGTGGCCTCGGCAGGCACGAAGAAAGCACAAGCGTTGCTCAAGCGGCTGGCTGACCTGGGGGTGAAATGATGTCGATCACAGATTACGAGATCGAGCCGGACGATGATGAGTATTGCCGTGAGCACAATCGCTATCGCCCTTGCAGAGAGTGCCGCGCCGAGGCGCAGGAGTTCATCGCAGAGGCGATGCGGGAAGAGGGGCAGCGTGTTTCTTAACCACGGGGGACGCCATGAGCTACGCCTACTGCAATAAGCATCACGTGAGTTGGGATAGCGACAAGCACGACCTCTGCCTTGAATGCGAGGAAGAGCTTGAGTGCGCCGTAGCCGATGCGAATCGAGAGATGGGCTTGCCTGAAGATGGAGACTTTGGAGATCGGTAGCGAAGGGGGCCGGTCGGTGAATGAGACCGATCCGGCCCGAGGAACAACACACACAGCCCCGATTCTGGCGAAAGCGGAGGAGGGAGTCAAGGGAGGCGGTCATGGCACTGACACTGGAACAACAAGAAGCGCGGACGAAAGGGATCGGAGGGAGTGACGCGGCGGTGGTCGTCGGCCTCTCGCCGTTCAAGAGCGCCTATCAACTCTATCTAGAAAAGCGGGGCGAGGCTCCGGAGAGCGATGAAGAAACGCTGGCGATGGAGCTCGGCACATTGCTGGAACAGCCGGTGGCGGATCTGTACTGCAAGCGGACGAAACGAGAAGTTCGACGGCAGCCGCTCACATTTCACGATGAGCACCCGTTCATGCTGGCGAATATTGACCGGCAGATTCTCAAAGATCCACGCGGCCCCGGCATTCTCGAAGTCAAGACCACGAACGAATGGAGCGGGCGGGCGATTCACGGCGTGGAGGATATCCCTGACCACTACTATCTTCAAGCTCAACACTATCTCGCGGTCTACGACTATGCGTGGGCCAGCGTGGCCATTCTGATCGGCCTGAGTCGGTTCGTCTGGTTCGACGTGGAGCGCAACGACGAGGTGATTGCCGAGCTGATCCGGCAAGAGGGCGAATTCTGGGAGCGTGTGCAGACCGGCAACCCGCCGCCGGTCGATGGCTCGGCCCGCACGGGCGAGCTGATCAAGCGGATGTACCCGAAGGACAGCGGCAAGGTGCTCACGATTGACGCGCCCGAGCTGATCGAATCGGCGCGCTTGCTGGCGAGCGCCAAGGCCCTGGTGAAGAAGACCGAGCTGGATATCACCAGCTATGAGAACAAACTGAAAAGCGCCGTCGGCGATGCGAGCAGAGCGATCCTGCCAGGCTTCGGGGAGATTACTTGGAAGACCAACAAAGACGGCGTGAAGGAATGGGTGGATCTGGATCTATTGAAGGCCGATTTCCCCGACGCCTATGCCGCCTGCTTCAAAACTGACACGAAAACGGGCGCACGCCCCTTTCTCTTGAAACCCGCGAAGGAGTAATCGCCATGACGAACGATGTTGCTGTGCGTTCCAGTGTCTCAGTCTCGCTGCAAATCACCAACCTGGTGGAGCTGCGCGACTTCTGCAAAGTGCTGGCCTCAACCGAGATGGTCCCGAAGGCCTACAAGGGCAAGCCGGACGATATTCTTGTCGCCATGCTGCACGGCCAGGAAGTCGGCCTGCCGCATTTGCAGGCCCTCCAATCGATTGCCACGGTCAACGGCATTCCGTCGGTCTATGGCGATGCTGGGCTTGCGATGGTGCGGGCGTCCGGCAAGCTGGAGGACTTCGATGAATGGATTGAAGTAGACGGCCAGCGGCAAGCAGGCAGTTCGTTCCCCATCATGAAGTGGTCCGAGGAAGGCAAGATGATCGTGGCGCATTGCCTCGCGCTGCGAACCGGAGCCAAGCGCCCACGGATCACCACCTATTCGGTCGATGACGCGAAGCGGGCGGGGTTGTGGGGCAAGGTTGGCCCGTGGACGATGGTCCCACAGCGCATGCTGATGTTCCGGGCACGCGGCTGGAACCTGCGCGATGAGTTCGGCGATGTTCTGAAAGGCCTCGCGATCTACGAAGAGGCCCGCGACATTGAGACGGAACAAGAGCCGGATGGGACCTATCGCCCGGCAGTCGTCATTGTCGAACCGGAGCAGGGGGAGAAGACGGTTGAAACAGAATTGAACGGGAGCGCGAAGAAAGCCGCCTCGGTGCTCGACAAAATGAAACCCACGACGGCCCCCGCACGGACGGCCTCCAGTGCGGCGGCGCCGACTGCCCCTCCGGCTCCACCGGAGACCCACGCTGCCGGACCTGTGACCGGCGGCGAGGGCAGTGGGGATGGCTACCCCGCCGACTGGCTCTCGACGGTCCTCGACGCTGAGGACTTCCTGCGCGGCACGCAAGCGGGACACGGCATCCTGCGATCGATCCGCGCCGGGTTCAAGCTCAACGGCGATGCATACCCGATGCTGCCGGAGCACCAAACTGAGTATCTGAACACGCTCCGCCTGAGCGTCGAACGGATGCAGAAGCCGAAGGCGTAACCATTTTCTGACTCGACCACAAGGAGCCTCTCATGAAATTTGAAATCACCTCACGATGGAGCGGAGCCGTGCTGTTCAGTCTCGAAACAGAGTCGATGAAATTAACGGTGGAGGCAGCCATACGCACGGGCGCAGTCCTCAGGGGCGCAGACCTCAGGGGCGCAGACCTCACGGGCGCAGTCCT